TGCTTTATCTATACCAAACATGGTGATGTCCTTTCGTGTTAAAATGCTCAATAGCTAGCTCGCCAATGAGCGAGCGAGCATGTGGTGATGAGAGGAATAAAGCCCTGAACAAGCTTCCTCTCATCTCTTTCTTTTCCAACTTCTTTTACGCGTTAAGTACCACACTACGGGGACAATCATAATAAGCGCGTACCACGCTAATCCGCTCATGCACTCTTCCCCTTGCAGGGATGAGTGGTTAGGTGAGCCCTGAGAACAATCTCCTTGCAGTCAGGCACCGAACCAGCACAATCCTTGCACCGATCGCGATGATACGCTTACTGTCTTTCTTTTGCATATTTGTCTCCTATGTACTTGTTATACGCTCTACGATTACCAACATACGATGGTACGCGGTCAAATTGGCGTTGGGAAGACTGGATGAGCAGCTCCTCAGCGTGCTCATCGCATATCCCGTGTGAATTCTCTTCATTAGAGCCGTGGCACCATGCACATGGCTCTTGTCTAGTCTTGATCATCAAACGTCCTCTATTAACAGTTATGATTGCTATAATCATGAAAGCGGACCCAACACCTACATTTGTCGCACTGTAATTCACTTTGATCGTTGACTTTGATCTCACGATTTTTAAGTTGTGCTGTCACGTACGACGGTACGTTTTGCACGCATTCCGGCACGTCTATAACGACTTGACCGGTAATTATTTCTCGTAGCTTGTCAAACATGTTATGCCTCTTTCTGTTTTTTTTTGATGTTATTTACCTTGTTCCAGGTATCTGCGAATTTCATGTTGAAATGTGGGCCGTAAAGGGACGGCCCGCCCACTATGCTACTTCATGCCCGATGCAGTCAGGATGCTGGCAAAACCAGCCAATTGAATGTCTCGGCTCATTCGTCCAACAAAAGTATGTATTCGACGGTAATGCACCGTGCTTTGAGCGAATGGCTTGCGCCTCTTGCCGTGCTCGCTCTTCCAGCGTATTGATGCGCGGAAACACCTCTTTAAACGATCTAATATCGTTATCCATTGTTTAACCTCTCTTCAGACCAATATCGTACTTACCGTCAAAGTCCTCAATCCCACCACTGCTCCACACACTGAGGCTCTCTGCATCTCCTCTTTCGTCCTTCCGTGCGCATTCGCCGGGATTGATCACCAGTGCTGATACATATCCAAATCGAACTGTAGAATAGCCGCCATGTATCTCGTACGGCTTGTCCGTGTTATTGTAAATTATCTGCCCAAAGGGGAAATGCCCCTTTCCTGCTTTAATTTGTCTCATCTTGTTTTGCCTTTCGAACTTGTATCACCCATTGTTGGATGAATAGGGCATTCTGGACTCGAACCAGGTAGAGCGCCATTTGCCCTAATTGTCACTACGAAGGCGTCCAAGTGGATACTAGTATCCACTTGCCGATTCGCTTTTGATAGACTCTATACGCTATCCCCTCATCGCGCAGTTCGTCTGCGTACTGCACAGCATCATCTTCCAGTTCAAAGACGACTTCAACTTCGCCATAACAAATCTTAAACATCATGAAATCCTTTCTTGCTATAAGATGCTAAATGCTTTATTTCTGGTGAGAGGCGCGTTCATCATGTCTTTCTTTGAACGCTCTTTGATTTCAGCAATCTCCCCAAGGATTGCATGCTTGTGCTCTGCTCTCTGGGTTATCTCATCAAGAAGATCACGGCGCTTCCGTTTCGCACCTGTTGAAACGATGCGATAGACAGGTTTGACCTCTTCCACCTTGCAAGGGGGATGTGTGATCGCTTCCACCTCTTTTTGCATTTTATTCTGTATAAGCGAGATGTGCTTCTCGCAACTTGCAGAACAAGAGCAGTGCCATTTCTCATTATTAAAACTGTAAAACACTTGGTGTTTGTGGTCGACAATGTACCATCTATGGTGCTCAATCTCAGTGATCTTAGGCTCTGCAACGATTGGAGGGGCATCTTTCACAACTACTGGGCAACCATTGGGGTGAGTAGCGCTGTACTTGTGGTCCTTTGACCACGCGCTCACCTGTTTAATGTGTCTACAGTTGTTCACTGTGGCAGGACAAGTACACTGCCACGCACATCGCTCATAATTCCAACGAATAAGATGTGACGTGCCAGGAACGCTTGAGCTTGCCACCAGGAAGAATATCTCTCCCTGGTTGATGCGCTGACCGTCAACGTCAATGGTCTGCTTTGCAGTCAAACGAATGAGTGGATATCCGGTGATGTTCATGGTTGGTGTCCTTTCCGTGTTTAGTATACTTTGTATTCGTTGCCACTTTTGAAGAAGTCACCTTCTTCGCATAAACGCTCAAGTTCGTATTTTACTCTCTCTGGAGAGAAAACGCTTTGTTTGCAATATTCCTCAATCGTTCTAGGAATATCGTTTGCAACGAGAGAGTCATGTATCTCGAATAGTTCGTCGTACAGTGTCATGGTGTTTCTCCTTTAATTGTTTTTGTTGAGTGGAATATACTCAACAACTTCATAATCGTTCTCAATGATGATGTGTGTACCAGTACTGAAGATGGTAAATAACTCTCCAGATGCTAGTAGTTCAATTTGTTTGGGTTGTTGAGAGAGAAACCGTTGTATCTCTTCAAGCAGTTCATCCATTGTTGACCTCCTGTGATATGCTTGATGTAGAACATTTGATTGTTCGAACTTGCCCTCGATACTGGAAGTTTTTCTAGGACGTTGCCGGTATCGAGGGTTCTTTGTTGTCTTTTTTATCTTGCGCTTGACTCAGACCTTTGTACCTTTATGGCCATTAGCATTGTGAGAGTCTACCGTAGTCGGATTTTCTGCAAGATCGCGATATTCAGTTTTGAGTGTTCGTCCCGTTTTCGTTCGGGTTTTGTTTGTTCGTTTCTATGTATGTAGTATGCCATACAAAAAATGGAAAGTCAAGCCTTTTTGAGGCCAATTTTGAAAGTTGCGGAAAAATTGGAAAACTTGACAAAATTGAGGATAAATACTATACTTGCTTCATATTCACAGCATTTAAAGAAAGGAGGATCATAGTATGGAAGAATTGAAAACAATTCTCAACTCCGAGGAGGTCGCGAACTATCTAAGGATAAGCAAACGAACCTTGCTCAAAGAAGTCCATGAAGGAAGAATAAAGGCATTTCGCGCTGGCAAATCTTTAAGATTTATGCGTGTATCTGTAGAGGAATACATGAGGAGTCAAGAGGTTAAGCCTGGTGAAGAGCTAGATGAAGAAATTGAAGAGGCTGCGTAGGAGGGGATCATGGTAGACTGCAAAGCCTGAGAACTGAGCAACCATGATCCCACAAACTACCTTCTCATTTTAACTCGAATGGACTCATTCGAGTAGTCCATAAAAAAGAAAGAGGTACACCCGTGAATAATCAACTTATCCCAGCAGAATACAACAATCAGCGTATTCTCACAACACAACAAGTAGCTGATTTCTTTGGTACCACGCCAAATCGTATCATACAAAATTTTAATCGCAATAAAGACCGCTATGTCTTAGGAAAAGACTACTACATCTTGGAAGGCGAAGAGCTTAAAAAGTTCAAAGATGACGACATCTCAAAAAGAGACTTCGTCGAAAGTGATGAAATTGACGACACCGCAAATTGCGGATCTGTCAATCGCGTTAATAAGCTGCTTCTCTGGACAGAATGGGGATGCTTACTGCATACCAAATCTTTGAATACAAATGAAGCATGGAATGTATTCTTTGATTTAAGAACTTCTTACTTTCAGATACAGCAAATTGCCCAGTCATCCCAACTTGTCACGCAAGAAACTGCTCAACTTCAAACCTTAGAGAATATGGTAAGCATCCTACAAGAAGAAATTCGCATTCTAAGCAGGGAGGTTCGCAGTATCCGACCACCAGAAAGCGAACCAGTATCACGGGAAGAGTTAAAAATGCACATACTAGAGGCCATGAAAGAAATGGAAGCAGATTATCCAGAGGGGATGAATGCTAAAGACATAAGCGCAGAATACTCATGGTTTGCCCTTCGGAATTATCCCACTTCCCAGATCTTCAGTATCATGAAAATCCTTGTTGAGCAGGGGCTAATTCAGAAAAACACAATTAGAACAAATAACGACGGGGGACCTTGTTGGATGATATCTCATAGTTACAGTCTACCCAATCAGCAGTCTTTATTCTTACACGGTAAACGAATGCTATCCGACCAGTAGAGCAACCCCAGTTGCCATTAGAGGATGCTGCTTAGCAGGGTATTGTGTGCCCGCTTGAAAATGAACACACAATACCCACAAGCCATACTCACATTGTAACATTTTAGAGTAGTTCGTTTTGAAAACGATAAACCTCCAAAGGAGAAACACACATGAACAATAACACAGATCTTAACGTTTTCTCATTTCAAGACTTACCAGTACGAACAGTCATTGTTAATGACGAGATATGGTTTATACCATCAGACGCATGCGCAATTTTAGGGATCATCAATGTTTCCGACGCCGTCGCAAAACTCGATGATGATGAAAAGCTGATATCGCTACTAACGATATCAGGTCAGGGTAGAAATACTCTTCTCATTAATGAGTCTGGTCTGTACCACCTGATCTTTACCAGCCGAAAAGAGGAAGCAAAAATATTCAGGAAGTGGGTAACAAGTGAAGTCATCCCTTCCATTCGCAAAACTGGTAGCTATTCCACCCCTCAGCAAAGAGATGATGTCGGTATTACCGACGCCATACTGCCCAATCCTCCTAGCTATGAGCAGTTGCAACGGGTTAAGAGGTGGGTCAACGCCACTGAAGCTCTCTACTACCCAGACCGCACCGTCAAGAAATTCGCAAAGGAAGAGAAGCAAGCTCAAAGGCTCATCTCTGAGGTTCAGTTATCTGAAGAACTTCTAGAAGCTGCCATCATCCATAAAATGATGGACCTAAAAGAGAAGGGCACTGACTCGGTTACATCAGCAGTAATGTATGCGTACCTAAAGAAATCTACCAGGGAAGAGATCGAACGAAGGATGAAAAGCCTCATAAAACTAGGTAGATTGCAGGGAGAGAGGACCAAGAGGGCTCTAAGGTTTAAGATCACTGCATAGCCACATGAGGACCACGCTTTGCCATAGCGGGTCCTTTTTTGTTGCCACAATTTCCCGTTTCCTGTACACTGGCACCCAGGAAAGGAGACTAAAATGGATAGCGGATTGATTGGATTATTTGTCGTCGGCCTATTTGTAGCATTTGCAGTATCTCTGCTTAGTTCGTCAACATCTTTTAGATGCAAGAAGTGCGGATTTACCACAGGCGATCATTTACGGGCCGCTGGTCACGTGGCCCTTGAAAATACCCACAAATGCGAAGAGATGTAGAGCAGAAAAGGATACAATTAGTAAGTTGTATCCTTTAACTCACCCCATCAATTGACTCTTCCTTCTATTAAACTCCTCCTGACTGATAATCCCCATTTGCATAAGATTGTGTAGTTTTGCAATCTCATCAGCTGCACTTGGTATATTAGGCGTATTTGAGGCGCGAGATTGAGCATCATAAATAGCCCTTTGCACTGCCTTCTTGTGATTTGTTGGTATTTTGTACTTTTGTCCTCCTGTTGTCTCTAACGTTATTTGTGTGAACAAAGGAGGCCCTAACTGTATACTGGCAATTTGTGCTATAGGGATACTCTTATGTCCCAATCCTGCTTTAAATTCAACACGATTAGGATACACGTGTATCCAGAAACCCATATTGTTACTCGTGTACAATGGTCTATCTTCCACAATAGTTGTCCTTTCAGGCCCAAAATAACTATTTGTCCTATTGACATAATACCATAGACGTGGTATGCTATCAGGGATAGAAGATGATGCCCGATTGGGATTGAAACAAGCAATAGACCAGTACAAGGATCATACAGCCCCGTTTGGGATTGAAATTCACGCGATTGAGCGATTGAAACACACTTTCGGCAGAGACACAAAAAAGCACCTCACGCGATTGAGCGAACGAGGTGCTTTTTTGTGTTGCTCTTTAATAACGCCTTTTGTTATTAAAGAAAAGTGCCAGCATATTTAATAACGGGAGCCCTGGGCAGTAGTGGTAAGAAGCCCAGGGCTAATAGGACAAACATACAATCCGGACCGGATATCTCCATGCTACACCATGCAAGGGGGATGTGACAAGCCATCTCCTCACTATTGAGAGGCTTTTCTTTGCCTCTTACAGTCTCTTTGCACTAGAGATTGCCTATCCCTCTATCCGCTCCCTCAGATTGTCCTCTCAATGTGATTATACAAAATTGTATAGGTTGTTACACAAGAAAGTATTCCATACTCTTCCCCATGCAAGGAGGTAGGTTGTCATGTCTTCTCGGTTGTATGTACAAGTAAGAGGGCCTAAGAGTAACTTAGATACTTAGACTTAGAATATATTCTATCTATTATAATATAAGCTCATTATTATCTAAGTTGTTATATAGCTATATCCTAGTTATATGTTCTACCCACCACAATGTGCACCCTGCATGGGGAAAGTATACATGTTAGAAATTTTCGTGCTTGATTTTACTTTCTCTAAAAAAGTTTCTAAGTTTCTATCTTCTAAGATGGGTATCTGAACAGGCTCTACAGCAGGTCTCATCATCCTAGAAAGGGTTTCTAGGTTAATTGGCATTGACTTAAATCAATAAAGAATGCTAGGATGGTTGGAAACGAAGTTTTCGTAGCAAAGTGGAGAGAGCACCGGTCGGAACCGCTCCCTAACATTTACCTGCTACGCACCCAATTGAGAGAGCCATGCACCCAATTATTGTGATTATTATGAAGCCTAGGTTCAGGTAGCGTTCCCGACAGGAATTGAACCTGCGCACCCGGTTCCGGAGTTTTATTGCCTTATAAACCCGCTTCACGCCTCACTCTAACCCCCTTGCATGGTGCAGCAATTAATGCATATATTTGGTTGCGTGTTGACAAGTTGCTGTATACGTGCTATAGTTGCCATATCAAGTTGAGTAGTATCAACTTAAAAAGAAAGAGGATCAGATGGCAAGCAAAATACGCAAAAGGCAAGAGTTTAGTATTTCAGTTAGTGAAGCTGTAAATGATTATTTAGAGTCATCGCGTGTAAAGTACCTCGGCGTCCGTACTCAAGAGGAGTACTCTCAAGAACTTGGCTTTTTCACGCGTTGGTGTTCCACTCATGAGATAGTCCAGTTATCACCAGGAAAACACAGAGAGGTCGTTGCCTCCTCTCTTGGCATAATGCTGCACCAGATTGATCAGCACGCCGTACGGCTCTTTCTGGACGACTTGAGAGCAACCCATACCCCTTGCAAGGGGAAGGATCTATCCAGTTATACGCTTGCAGGCTATGTCCGTGTCATTAAGTCATTCCTGTATTGGTGCTTAAAAGATGATCAGTATGCACAATATGTAAGTGAAACGATTATTAACAGGATAGAGAAGCCAAAGATTATAGAGACAATTATAGAGGTGTTTACAACAGAGCAAATAAAAGCATTGTTTAAGGCATGCGATAAGGAAGAGAGTGAGCATCTTCAATTGAGGGATAAGGCAATATTGGCTGTATTACTTGATTGTGGTCTTAGAGCAACTGAATTATGCACGCTTACTATTGGTAATGTATCACTAGATGCAAAAGATGCATATGTGAGAGTATTGGGTAAAGGCAATAAGTGGGGAGAGGTAGGATTAGGGGATCAATCTCTTAAGTACGTGCGAAAATATATTAGAATGTTTAGAGAGCCAACCATTGAATATGCTAAAGAAAATAGAAATCAGGCTTTTATATTTGTCAATCGATATGGAGATCAATTAACGAAATCAGGTTTATGGAGAATATTTGACCGTTTAGGGCAGTGGGCGCATATAGATGGAGTACGATGTTCACCTCATACGATGAGACACACGTTTGCTCATATGTTTATGAAAAATGGAGGAGATATCTATACGCTCTCTAAGCTGCTAAGGCATAGTTCTTTAAGCGTTACGGAACAATATCTTAAAAGTTTGCAACAATCTGAAGCAAGGAAAGGGGCAAGGTCCGTTCTGGACAGCTTGTAGTATACTTTGAGAAAAGGAGACTATGGCCATGGATGAAACTGAGAAGCAAGAACGTGAGAGTCAATCTATCAATATAAAGTTTGATCCCTTTCTTACGTGCTCAACTCGGGATTGCACAAATGAAGCATCAGTTGGCAGCGCTTCATTTGACTGTATTGATCATTGTTGGTTGCTTATTCCGGTATGCAAAGAATGCGTCATGAAAATGATGCGTAATTATGGATTAGATATGGAGAAACACAATGGATAAAACGTATGTGTGGGCTGTTTTAATAGTTGCATGCTTTCAATTAGAGCAACAAAAGCTTGTAAATACATGGAAAGATTTACAGGATTGGGCGTCTGTAAATGATGTAGACCTAGAAACGTGTGAGATGGTTTGCTGTTGCTAGATTTTTACCGATAAATCAGTTGAGAGTCTTTACGGCTCTCTTTTTTTTTGCCAACCTCATAGCAACCTATTGACAAGTTGCTGTATATTTAAGACATGGAAGAAATAGAGCGTAAATCCTGGGAAACGAAGTGACAGAGTAACTATCTTACATGTGAGAGTATAATTATGCAACCATACGAAAGAAAAGAAGTAAAAAGAAAGTTTATAGAAGCTTTCAAAAGAGAGGCGAATGTTCTTACTGCATGTCAAATTTCAGGTATTTCAAGGAAAACAGCATATCAATGGAGAAAAGATGATAGTAGGTTTGCAGAAGAATGGGATAGCTCTGTAGAGGTTTCAAATGATGTTATTCGCAGGGCTATATTTCATAGAGCAGTAGATGGGTGGGAAGAGCCTCTTGTAAGTGCGGGAAAAATTGTTCGCGATGAGCATGGTAGTCCAATGGATATTCGTAAATATAGCGATCCGCTCTTGCAATTTCTTGCAAAAAGCCGTATGAAAGAATTTAGAGAAAAGCAAGAACTAGATGTAACTGGTTCAATTAATATTAAGACAGAATGGGGCAATTCAGCATTAGAGGATGAGGATGATAAATAATATAACTGTTCAGTTGTATTCCCCTCATCCTGGTCAGGTGCCTGTACATAAGAGTAAGGCACGGTTTAGAGTGGTCCCATGTGGCAGGAGATTTGGTAAAACGTATCTTGGATGCAATGAGCTTATTAAGTTCTGTTGTGAGCACAATGGTATATTAGGCGCGTGGGTATCTCCAACGTATCGGCAAAGCAAGATAGCCTTTCGTCTCATTAAAAATGCTCTTGCCTCTCTCACTTCGCATAAATCAGACTCTGAATTGACGCTAGAACTCCCCAACGGTTCTCGTATGATGTTTTGTTCATCTGACAATTATGATGCATTAAGAGGCAATGGTATACATTTCCTCGTTATAGATGAATGTGCAGATGTGGATGAGAAGGCATGGACAGAGGTATTGCGCCCTTGCCTTTCAGACACACGAGGCAAGGCTTTATTTCTTGGCACCCCCAAGGGCCGTAACTTCTTCTACATGCTGTATCACAGAGGCCTTGATCCCATGTATCCCGATTGGGAGAGCTTTAGGGCTCCTTCCTCCTCTAATCCCTATATTCCACCAGAAGAAATTGAGTCAGCGAGAAGAGAACTTCCAGAGGATGCATTTGCTCAGGAGTATCTTGCAGAATTCCTTGAAGAGTCAGCAGGCGTATTCAGGCGAATTGACAGTATAGTTGAAGGTACGTTAGATCCTGATTATGCGCCTGCGTACGGGCATGAGTATGCGTTAGGGTGGGATCCTGCCAAGTACAATGACTATAGTGTTTTAATTCTTATGGACATAACTACACGTAAAGTTGTATGGTTTGATCGATTTAACCAGATTGACTATACCTATCAAGTTGATCGTGTTGTAAGTGTTGCAAAGAAATTTAATGCATTTGTGCTTATGGACTCCACTGGCGTAGGAGATGTGATACTTGAAAGATTGAAGGAAAAATACAATAATTGCGATGGCTATTTACTCACTAATCCATCAAAAAAGATATTGATTGAGACATTGCAGTTAGGCATCCAAGATAAAGCTTTTACTATGCCAAATATACCAGTAGTTATCAATGAATTGAGGCAATTTGAGTATCATTTGAGCCCAAGTCGCAATATCATCTATAGCGCTCCAGACGGGATGCACGATGATTGCGTGATCAGTCTTGCGCTTGTCTGGTTTGTAATTCAAATGCGTGAAATACAACCATTAGATGCTGATACATCTAGTGCTTTATCTCAGTATGTAGGATATTGATATGGGAGTAGGAAGCTTTATGTCACAAGTATGGTACGCGGGACAAGCTGCATGGACAGCGGCAAGACGCGTCTTTGATGAGCCAGGATCAACTCAATCACAATCCTTCTACCAGCGCATGAGTGAGTATGATCTCCTGTGGTCGTACTATAATAGCTCTGCATTTGATAAAGCAGCTCGTTTTATTAATTCTTCACATAGTGGCTCTTATGGACAACTTTCATGGTCTGCGTATAAATCCAACTACAATCTCTATCGCAATATCCGCTTGATCTACAATCCTACTACCCGTCTTGTCAATTTCTATGCAGGTCAGATCTACCCAGGCGTGCTCAGTGAAGATGGGGACAATCTGCCCGACGGGGTAAGCCTGGCTATCCCATTTTCAAAGGACACACCGCCTGCTCTTAAGTCTGCCATTGCGCAAATATGGCAGTGGTCAAACTGGCAACAAAAGAAAAGCGTTGAGGTACGCTATGGAGCTGCATTGGGAAGTGTCCTGGTAGAAGTCCAGGATGAGCCCGATAGAGGCAAGGTATGTCTTGAGATTGTCTGGCCAGGGCATGTATGCGCCCTAGATCTTGATAGTGCCGGTAACGTAAAAGAGTATGCGCTAGAATATTATACCTATAGTGAAGAATACGGACAACATAAGTATAGAAAAGAAGTTAATCAAGATTATTTCAAGTATTTTAAAGATGATGAACCATTTGATTATGGATATGGTAGTGTAGTTGAAAACCCATATGGTTTTGTTCCTGCTGTATGGATTAAGCATTCAGATATGGGAGGTGATCACGGGGCTCCTGTTATATCAGGTAGTATGGGCAAGATCGATGAATTGAATAATCTAGCCTCGCATGTGCACGATCAGATACATAAGGTGATAGGTGCTCCTCTGCTCATTGCAAGTTCGTCTAAGATCAACAATCTCTTTACCACTCAGAAGCGCAGTGCAACCTCTGAATTTGCAGAGCCCACAGCAGATCAAGAGAGCGTGCTGATGCTGAGTGGTCCTGCTGACAGCACCGTACACCCCCTTGCAGGGGATTTATCGCTTGCAGATGCGGCTGTGCACATGGATAGGCTTATAGGAGAAATAGAGCATGATCATCCTGAGTTGACCTTCTATCAGGAGCTTCGTACAATGAGTCAGGTAACAGGGCCAGGGGCAAACCGTATGATGGGAGATGTCGAGACAAAGATGATTGAAGCGCAATCATCCTATGATCAGGAGAATATCAAGCTATTTCAGATGGCAGTTGTGATTGCTGGCATGCGTGCTCAATCTGGTGAATGGGGACAACTCTCCAATCAGCAAAAGAAGTTCATTCCATTCAATCTTGACTCCTATCAGCGAGGGGATCTTGAGATATCCATTATGCCCAGGCCATTGCTCACCTCAACGAAGCTAGAGCGTGCTCAAGAGAACCTTGCGCTATGGCAAGGCGTGCAAGCGGCTAGCACGGCTGGTGTGCCTCTTGAGCTTGTCTTGCGAGAGGAGGGATGGACCGAGGAAGAGCTTGCAGAATTGAAACAATTGCAAGCTCAAGAGGCACAAGCAGCACTTGACACAATGGACAAGCAACAGCAAATTATGGCAAAAAATCAGCCTGCACAGGATAAGAAAGGGCAATTTTGACAAAAGAAGAACTTATAGAGCAATTAGCGGATAAGCAACACGCCTCGTGGGCGTGTTGGATGCAATATTTGTTTTCTAGTTGCGATCCTAATCCAGATGGCAGCTTGACTATACCTTGTGGTTTAGTGGACCGCTGGCAGAAACAAATTGATACATCATATTCAGATCTTTCTGAACGCAAAAAGCGAGCTGACAGAGATGAAGTAGCGCATATTCTGTCAATTATTGAGGCATATAAAATACAATCCTTGACAAAAGAAGAAAGGCAACCTATACTATGAACATACCTCCAGTCGATCCGTTGCAAGGCAATGAGAGCGACAATCCACCGGCTCATGAAGCCAACTCCACATCACACGGTGAGAAGAGTATTTCCTCGATTGAAGAGTTACAGCGTCAACTTGCTGAATTGCAGCGTAAAAACAATGATGTCATTTCAGACAATCAGAAGTATCGCAAGAAGCAAAAAGAGCAAGAAGAATTAGCAAAATCAACACTGGAATTAAAGCTTAAAGAACAAGGCGAATTCCAGAAGCTTGCAGAACAGCATCAGGCGCGTGTACAAGAATTAGAACCAATTTCAGAGAAATACACTCAACTCACTGAACTTGTATCCGCACAGATTAAAACCCAAACGAAGGACTGGCCTCCTGAGATCAAAACGTTTGATCCAGGTGAGAATGCATCAATCGAGGATCGGCTTGCATGGGTAGAGAAATCGAAACCACTCATCGATAAGCTGCAAGCCAGCAAGCCAGGGAATGGGCCTAATCCCAAACCATCCAATGGATCTGCAAAAGAAGCAGCACAATCAGCATTTGACAAATTACGTGCCACTGGACAATATAGTAGATTTTAGTCCTGGCACATCTTAAACCGCTCTTCACAAGCGGGGAAGGATTACAATGGCAGCAATAGCCAAATCAGGCACTCCAAGCATCACTACCGCTGCTCCTCCTACTAATTGCAGTCTTTCGGGATTGTTTGCGGGAGAAGCAATAGCAGCAGGGGATGCTTGCTATATCAAGACATCAGACGGCAAGATCTGGAGATCAAATGGTACAGCGGCGGATGCAGTTGCGGTTGTGGATGGTTTTGCGCCGGAAGCAGCAGCAGCAGGTGACTCGCTCAGTTTGTACTGGAATGTACGCTTTGCCTATGGTGCAGCACTCTCACCTGGCTCCTTTGCCTATCTCGCTACAACAGCAGGCGCATTAGACACAGCAGCTACTACAGGTGGCACTGTTCCAATTGGTAGAGTCATCGATGCAACACGCATTGATTTGTTCAGAAGCTACTAAGGCTCTTAACAGAAGAAAGGAGCCGAGATGGCTTTCGGAACTTTACAAGTACTTGATACAATTGGCAGTAGAAAAGCAGCAGCGTCTGACTACCTCAATACCTACGATGAAGCTGAATTGTATCTGCAAGTCCAAATGTTCTTGGATGCGCATAATAAACTTGTTGATATGATCACCAGTGATCTCGTGGTCAAGACAACGGATCGTCTTACCACCTGGGGCGGGAATGCAACCGTTGACATGATTGACGGTGATCAATTCTCCCGTCCTGACGTGCAGAAGATGCAAGTCAGTCCCACAACCCTTGGCTTTCCTCTCTACCTCAAGCAGGTCGCATGGGGCGTGACACGGCTCTTTATGATGAATAAGACCGTGAAAGACTTGGATGAGATCCTTGTTGCAATTCGAGATGCGGATATTCGCGATATCGGCAAGGCTATCCGTGCAGCGCTCTTCAATCCCACCAACGCCTTAACCTATGTGGACAAGCGGACAGACGGCGCTACGCTTCCATTGAGGCGTCTTCTCAATGCAGATAGTGCTGTGATCCCCCCTGATCCCTATGGCAACGTGTTTACGGCCTCAACGCATACCCATTATCTGGGTACCGCATCATTCGTTGCGGGAGACTTGACCACTGGCATCGATACTGTGCTTGAGCATTACCTCAGTGGTGAAATGCGCATTTATGCAGCAAAGAACCTTGAAACCACTATCAGGGGATTTACAGGTTTTTATCCATATTATGATGCGAGATTGAGACTTGCAGCTGACACTACCGTTGCAGCATCTAAATCTCTTGATATGGAAAACAACCTTGATCGCTCAATAGGTATATTCGGATCTGCTGAGATCTTCATACGCCCGTGGGTCCCTTCTGGCTACATATTCTTCTACAACGTGTCTGCTCCCAAACCTCTCAGGATGCGCATTAGGAACGATGCATTAGCTTCTCTGCATATTGCAGCTGAACTAGAAACATTTCCGTTACGTGCGCAGTTCATTGAGCGTGAATACGGCATTTCAACATTAGAACGCTCAAATGGAGCGTGTATGCTCACTACCAATGCAACATATAGCGCACCAAGTGCATGGAGTATGTAACATGTCAGACAAGAAGGACACATTTATTATAGATGCAATGCCAATGCCGTTTGTCTCTCCTGTCTTCCCGTCCCCCTTGCAAGGGGAAGAGAAGAAGCTTGACGAGTCCATTCCTGGCGGGCGTTACATGGTGAATGGGGTTTTAGTTGATTGTAACGGCAAAGAGATTAAGAAATAGATGAATAGAGCATCTGCCACCTCATACTTAACTGAGAAATATAGGGAGTTATCTGCTGAATCCAAGTTTACAACTCAGCAGATAACTGATGCCTATAATGGCGCATTAGATATGTCATTGCGCCAATTAGGGTATGAGGAGAGTGCGCTTGCAACGGCAGATGTTATTCAATCTAATGTCCTCAAATACATTGCATGCCTGAATTATTATGCATTAGATCGCTTTGTTACGTTGTTTGTTCTGAGGTTTGACGTAAAAGCTGGCAGTGGAGCTATTGATGCTCAAAGATCACAGATATCAAATCACACAGTTGCACTCAGAAATCTTGCAGCGAAAGAATTGACACAGTACGGGATTGTAGTAGGGGGCGCTCAATCCTTTCAGATCGGTCGGCTCACACTTGATTTTCTTGAGCCTAGCACCGCGTGGGAATTCTGATGGCAATTCTTGATGATGTGGACATGCAGGATCTTGCAGATTTAGGCGCTGATCTGCTCTTGAAAGACACATGCAATATTCTTCGCAATGATCCAATTATTGACGCATTGGGAGGAAGTACAGACAACTGGGTGACAATTGCAACGGTTCTATGCGCCATGATTGATCTTGGTCAGAGAGTTCCTCAGCAGCTTGTTAATGCGCAACAGGATACCGGCATAGGATATAAGCAGCTCTATACGCCCAAAGGAACTGATATCCGTGTTGACGATCAGATTATTGTGGGAGAGATTTCCTATAACGTCCTGGCTCCTTACGGGGAAACATCCTATCAAGTGTTCACAAGCGCAGTTATCTTGGCAAGGTAAAAACATGGCAGATATCACTGTAAGGGTCAAGGGGCCCGATATTGCAGCGTCAATACAGAAGAGCATTGACAAGATTATTGCTCATTCAGAGATCGCTCTAGATAGCGTAGCAGAGGCAACAAAGAACGATGCTAGAGCAGAATGTCCAGTGGATACAGGATTGCTCAGAAGCGACATTGAGGTATATAAAGTGCCTTTGCTGAGACAGATAGGCAATAATGTGTTTTACGGTGTGTATGTGCATAATGGAACATACAAGATGAAAGCACGTCCGTATTTGTTCAATTCCTTTGAGAAGAATAGACAAGGATTTATCAGGGATATTCGTTCAATGAAGGTGTAAAATGGCAACATCTGAACTTGAGGTATGGACTGCAATATATTCTGTATTGAAGAATAATGCAGGATTGATTGCACTATTGCCTTATTCAGATGGCAAAACAGCGGTATTTGATGACAATAATGTGCCTTTAGGGCTTGATCCTCCTTATTTGGTACTTGGGACATCAATATCAACTCCTGATAATACATTCACAAAGAAGGGATTGCACGTAGTAGCAACCATTGATGGGTGGAGTGAACGCAAGGGTAAAGAACAGGTGCTGAAGATGCGTGATGCTGTTTTTAATGCACTTGATTACGCAAGTCTATCACTTGGCAGTAACTTTAGATGCATTTCATGCTTGTATGACTCTGGACAGCTAATACCGGATAATTCTACAAGCATCAATAAATGGCACATGACCGATAGATACAGAATAGGAACGGAGGCAATCTAATGGCTGTACTTCATGGTAAAGCCGGAAATGTTAAGAATGGTGCTAATGCAATTGCGGAGATAGATAACTGGACTCTGGATGTATCCCGTGACACGCATGAGACGACAAAGTTTGCAGCTGGCTCACTACCTTGGAAAACGTTTGTTGCAGGTTTAACGGGTGCCTCTGCTAAGTTTTCAGGCAGACTGGACATGACTGATACTAATGGCCAATTAGCACTCTGGAATAGTCTAGTTACTGATACTCCGCTTACTATGTCACTGTACCTTGATGCAACAAAATACTTTGCAATATCTGCAATTGTGGAGAAGTTCAGTGGCAAGGTGCCAATTGGCGATGTTGAAACTGTTGATTGGGAAGTGAAGATTACGGGCGCGGTCACCTACACCTAGGAGAAAAATGAATGGCAGGTCCAGTACACGGCTCTCATTCCCAGCTCCTGTTGACATCTACTCCGAATGTCGCATTTAGCAATGAGGCGTTGACCAATTCAGGTGATAATGTCACATTTAATATGACAGGAGCGCCGACTAAGCGGTATTGGGATAGAACATCTACATTAGTGTTTCAGCAGTCATCAAATGGCTCTTCATGGAATACGGTCACGCCTACATCTGTGCAGCACGTTGGTGGCATTGTGGTATTTCCTAGCGCTGCTGGCGGCACCAATCAGGCGCGTATTGCATCAGGTGGCTATCTGCCTTATGCGGCGGCTGGGGAGATCAAAGATGTTGGTTTTGATTTCTCACGAGATGTAGCAGAGTCCACGACGCTTACCACGTCAAGCACGCCGACACGATGGAGGACCTATAAAGGCGGATTGCTAGGGGGTTCCTTCAAGATTGGTAAATTCTTGGCGGATGGGACGTATGTTAATCTGGCAACTGTAAGCACTGCTGATACTCTTATTGCTTCTATTGTGCTAGATGTAGCTACAACATTGCGTTTAGAGTGTTTCGGGTATTTGCAAAAGGATGGTGCAAAGGTAGCTATCGGTGATCTTGAAATGGAAGATCTAGACTTTATCATAGATGGTACAGTTTATATAACAAATGCGTAGAAAGAAGATTATTTATGGATATCAGGCAAATAGCATTCGAAACACCTCTAATGCAGGAGTCGCATTATATTGAGCGTTGGAAAGCATGGATCACTGTTCGTGAGCTTTCTGGTGAGGAAAGAGCGGAACTACTTCAAAAGTCGACTGACATGATCAAAAAAGGCAATACAACTGAAGCGAGGGTTAACCTCAAGAAGCTTTATCCGATGCTTGCAATACTGACCACGCGCTATCCAGATCCTGCATGTCCCCCACATGATAATCATCCGCATTCTAGTGAATTCCCTGGTCTCAAGAATTCCCTGGGGGAATATATCACCCAGCCAGCTGAGAAGGCCGGTGAATTGGTGTTTAGCCCCACTGACATAGGCCCGCTCAATAAAACGTCAGGAGCGATCCTAGAGCAAATCTCGCAGATTGCAGCTCCGATGTCAGGGCTCAGACCAGAGGATGTAGAAGAAAAAAAAGAAGGTTTGAACGGGGCGATTGTGGAGAGCGACTCTTATACATTCGCATAGCACGTGATCATCATATGCCCGTATGGATGATGCTAAAGCTTTTTCCTAGTACTGAGATTGCTGATTTAGCGATTGTGTATCGGATAGAAGATGAAAGAGCGAAGAACCAAGATAAAGATGTTATAGAATTGGACTTGAGTGAGGATTAAATGCTTTTAGCTCAGATGGTTGTTGAGTATGTTGCTGATATAACAAAGCTTGTATCAGGCGTACAATCTGCCACGAAGAGCATGAATAATATGCAGAGCGCCGCTAGTGCCTCTGCATCCTCACTTACATCTAGTTTTAAAGGTGCCACTGCTTCAATGCAGGCTCTTGCCAAGAAAGCAGAAGACGCTGGCTTGAATGTGGCAAAGCTTGCAAGCTTACAACTGAAGGCAGGGGAGAGCGCCTCTCGTTTATCCGTAGCACAGGCATCGGCGGCTCTTGCACTCAAAAAAGCCGATGATATGGCATTAGCGGGCACAGCAAGCGCACAGCAGATAGCTGTAGCACAGGCAAGAGCGGCTTTAGCTGCTGATCATGTCAAAGTAGCGGAGGATGCTGCTGCTAATGCCATGTCTAAAGTCGATGCGGAAAGCAAAAAACTGTCTGATACGCTGCAAGATGCAACATCTAAGTCCTCCCTCCTCGCAAGGGGGACAGATGCGCTTAAGGGATCGCTTGAGTCTATGGGTGAGCAAGCGAAGGCGATTACGGCAGTAGGTCTTACAATAGCGGCTGGTGGGGCGCTAGCACTTGGTGGGGCTCTGGCATCGACCGTTGGGCCTGCTAAAGATTTTCAAGCAACTATGCTCAAGGTAAACGCCCTTGCCGGTCTATCAAAGAAAGAGGTAGACGCGGCCTCTGATGCTATTCTTCGCATGGCAGGCAGGGTAGGCAAGGGGCCTCAAGATTTAGCCGAAGGGCTCTACTACGTTGCCAGTGCTGGTTATGACGCAAAAACTGCTATGGAGATCCTAGAAGTATCAGCAAAGGCCGCCTCAGTCGGTATGACCAGCACTCAGAATGTTGCAAATGCGTTAACAGCTGCACTGGCAATCTTTCCTGGCATGGAAGTAGCAGAAGCTATTGACATGATGACTAAAACCGTTAGTACAGGCAAAACCGAATGGGAAGATTACGCCGTTGTTGTTGGAAAGATGGCAAAAAATGCATCAAACGCTGGTATTGAATTTGCAGAGGTAAATGCAGCATTTGCCGTCATGACAAACACCATGCCGTCCTCTGAGCAAGCTGCTGATGCTCTTAATGCACTTCTACAGACATCATCTCGCTTTTCATTGCTTACAGACAGGGCAGAAAAGCTAAATCTGACATTTGATATTAGCAAGTACAAGACGCTGGATTTAGCTGGTAGAGTCGCATATTTAAGCGAAGTGACTGATGGCAATACAGAGTCCTTGACCACGATGCTTGGTCAAGAAAATGCAGTCATGGCAGCGACCACAATAGCAGCAGAAGGCGCTGCCGATTATAGCAAAGCTCTTGACGGCATAACTAATTCTTCAGGAGCAGCGAATGCAGCATTTTCTACAGTGGCAGCAGGGGCACAAGCTTCATGGGACAAAGCGAAGGGATCGCTTGAGTCGCTTCAAATTAAGATAGGCAATGCGCTTATTCCTGCTGTTACAGCTTTTACTGACAAAGTAGCGCCATTAATTGGCAAAATGATCGAATGGGCTGAAGAAAACCATATTGTTGAAAATGCTACAAATGCAATATCAGGCGCTCTAACAAGTGCCAGCAAAGAAATGTCTAAATTTGTAGATATTGGTGCAAGGGTCGTGGCCTTCTTCAGAGAGAATGAAGGCGCAATGACTGCCTTTCAGATCACAGGGGCCATATTGGCCGCTACATTCCTGGCCATTGCGGTTGCAGCAGGCGCGGCGGCTATAGCAGAGGCAGCTGCTGCATGGCCTATTCTGCTTGTAGTGGCGGCTGTAGTAGGATTAACGGCGGCATTTATTTATTTTTATAATAATGCTACTCCATTCCGTGACTTTATGAACGCTCTTGGCGCTGTTTTCATAAAAGTGTGGGCAGTGGTTGTCGAGCAGTTTACGCCTGCGTGGAACGAATTGAGCATTGCATTCAAAAAAATACAACCTGCACTTGAAGTAGTTGGCAAGATACTGGGTGGTGTTTTGCTTGTTGCAATTGGTCTCGTGTTTGCTGCTGTTGTTGCGCTTGCAATGGGTTTAGCGGCTTCGGTGGGTGGCATTGTCCGCGTCTTTACGGGTATGGTCGAGATTGTATCAGGTGTATTTGATGTTTTAGGCGGCGTATTCCTATTCATCATGGATTTGATCACAGGTCGGTTTGATAAGCTTGGAGGGGATTTAGCTCGTATTGGTGGTGGTTTTGTCCAGATATTTAAAGGGATGTGGGACGTGATCGCGGGGGTATTTCAAACTGCCGTGGGAGTGGTATGGGGCATCATTGCAGGGTTTTGCCAGGGCATTATTGGGTATTTTCAAGGTCTTTACAACGCGCTAGTGGGACACTCCATTGTTCCTGACATGATCAATGCCGTCGTTAATTGGTTTGCTCAGTTGCCCGCCCGTGTGGTTGCATGGGTCATCAATATGTACAATACGGTCATTGATTGGTTTGGCAAGATGCCAGGCAGAATAATGGAATTCTGGGAAACAATAAAAAGCAATATAGGTACCGCGTGGAGTTGGATACAAACTACTATATCAAGCAAAGCAGGTGAGATATTCAATAATATTATGAGTCCATTTAATAGAGCGCGTGATGCAATAGGCGGCGTTGTCAAGGGATTTGTGAATAATGCAGTGAGTACTCTTAATAGCGGTATAGGAGGCGTAGAGAGTTTCGTTAATCTATTCGGGACCGCAATTAACTGGATTGCAGATAAGCTTGGTGCCGGTAATCCAATTCCTCATTTTGGTATCGGGCGCATACCAGGCTATGCAGCTGGCACTGACTTTCACCCAGGCGGTCCTGCAATTGTGGGGGAACGAGGCCCTGAGCTGCTCATGCTGCCTAAAGGATCAAGTGTACTTCCCAACAATCAGACCATGCAACTCCTTGCAGGGGGAAGCATACCAGGCTATGCAGAGGGCATTGGGGATATCTTCTCTTGGATTGGAGGGGGCGCAAAATCCATTCTCGATAATGTCATGAGTGCCATGAATGTCAATCTCTCTCTCCCTGGCAGCTTGAGCGGCATGGCGTCGGGAATGGTTGGAAAGGTCAAAGATTGGGCTCTTGGCTTTATTGATAAGATGTTGCCTAAGTTCGGAGGCGTAGGGCCTGACGGCAAGCCTGTCAATATCCCTGGCGATGTGGCCTCATGGATTGCCTCTGCCATGGCTCTTACGGGTACTCCCGCAAGTTGGGGACAGCCTCTAGGCGTGATCGCCATGCACGAATCAGGTGGAAATCCAAATTCGCAAAATAACTGGGACAGCAATGCAGCAGCGGGCATACCTTCAAAAGGCCTGTTCCAGACAATTGAACCTACTTTTAGAGCGCATATGCTACCAGGGCATACCAACATATTCAATCCAATTGACAATGCAGCAGCTGCAATAGGGTATATCAAAGGACGATATGGCGATGTGTTTCATGTGCCGGGGATAATGGCAATGGCGCAAGGAAAGCCATATATCGGGTATGCAGGCGGTGGCATTATAAACGAGCCCATAGCAGGAGTAGGCCTTAGAACAGGTACAAGGTACGGATTAGGTGAAAATGGACCGGAAGCTGTTATGCCTCTAAACAGACGCTCAAACACCACCCTGCAAGGGGGAAGTAACAGAGAAGACATTCACGTACACGTTTATTGGGATGGCAGGGATATAAC